TTCAATTTAAGTTTATCGTTTAATCAACCGTGCCAGCGTATAACAGCGGTTTTGTGCTATTTGCCCCATCAACATTTGTAGTAACTTGAAACTTTATGCAAGGGGCAAACAGACACAAAGCCACAAAACGTTACAGGCAATACTACCACACTGCATATTTGAGAATGTGTGCAATAATATCAACTGTCCAACCATCGCCTATACAATCATACGCCTCATCGTAATTTAGTACGGAAGTATAGCCAATAGGCAATGTTTGTAATTTTTCAAGTTCATTTTGTGAAAGATAGCGATATATGCCGTCTTTCAATAAATAATTTTCGTTCCATTTTCTATGTCCATTTGCTGTTAAGTATCCACTTTTAGGGTATGGATTTACTCTTGTGTATCCTTTATCAATGCTTTTTTTACCGCTTTCATTTGTAAGCCAATCAACTCTACATTTATCAGCAATTTGTCCATTAAATTCAAAAACATCTTTTGTTGTTATTCCTTTGTCGCTTGGCTGTTTTATTCCTGGAATATTCGTCCAATAATATCTAGGTCTATTTTGTGCCGAAACAAGCCTACTATTTATTGAAATTGGTTTTACACCTAATGTTTCTGTAATTATTTTAGTTGCTTCTTTATTTCCATGCGTATTTTCAAAAAGAAAATAAATGTTTGGATTTTCAATTTGTATTTCTCTCAAAACCCTAACAGCTTCGTAAAATAATTTACTTTCATCATGTTCTAAACCTTCTTGGTTTTTATTTAATCTTGAAATACCCTTGCAAGGCGAACCAGCTAAAAATAAATGAATATCATCTTCAATAAATCTTACGTGCGAAGGTGCTAAGTCAACTTCAATCCCAATTTTAGTGTAATGCACATTTCTAACATCTCCTAATTGTATTGTTTTCGGGTAGTTGTTATTTGTGCATTTTATAGCATGTGGTTTAATTTCACAAGCAAAGTATTTATTTACTTTGTGTCCTGCTCTTTCTAATGCTATTTGTCCGCAACTAATGCCATCAAAAAAAGATAACACATTAATACCGTACTGCCTGTAACACGTGCTATAAGCAATAGCGGGTTCATCTGTAATTTGAAGTTCTGTATCTCGTTCAATCATTTGTTGTAATTTTAAAGTTTATCACTCGTATTCCGCTACTGCTCATATCACCATCAGTTAGTGGCAAGTGCTACCGAGCCTCATAAATCGAAACTTCACCATTGATAATCTGATTTACTCTTTTATCCATTATATGAGCAAATTCGACTTGACAAAATAGACCACATTCAGGCAAAACTATTTCAGTAGGATTACCAGCATTTGGTTTTAATTCGTCAAGAAATATTTTACCATTTTCATTTTTTAAACAAGTAGCATTTACTTCTCTTTCCGCTTGTGCCATTTCTTCAAATACTTTTGGAAAATCAACTCTAATTTTATTCCAATATCCTGCACCACCTTTTACACAGCCTATGCAGTTATTATTGTTATATCCAAGTTTATACATTATAGGTAATTCGATTCCTGCACCTGTAACTATTCCTGCACATTCCTTTTTGGTTAATTTGTTTTCAATTAAAGGAAATAATGGATTTGTATCTGGATATTGCTCTTGCGTTCTAATTGCTCGATTTACTTCTTTTGGTTCAAATTCATAACCCCAAATTTGATGAGCTATTTTAATTGTTTTTTCGTACTTAAATCTTACTTCCTTTTTTAATTCCTTTGTACACCTTGCACCACCTGCACCATTAACATAGCGAGTTGAAAGAACTACGTCTATGACATTGTCATATTTTTTGTTTTGGATAGTTTCTATTTCACAACCATACCATTTTTCGCAATCTTTTTTAAATCTCAAAGTATCTTCGTGATGACTTCCAGTTTCAATATAAACCAATTTGACATTATCATACTTTTCGAGTGCTAAACGACAAGCAACTGCCGAAGTTATACCGCCAGACCACCAAGAAATAACCACACCTGCCTGTAACAAGGGTTTTGCAAAAGCAGGGCTTTGGTGCGTATTTTCAACATTTGTACTTTCTACTATCATTTGTAATTAATTTAAACTTTTGTACTATTTAGCCCTGCCTTCGCAAAGCCCTGAACGTTACCCTACAACTCAAAATAACGATGCCCGTTTAACTTCATAAACTCGATTAAATCTTCTTTATCCAAGTCCATTTCGTCCATTTCTAAGCGTTGTTGCTCGTCTTGGTGTGAAAATTCAACATACTTTCCGTTTACGTCGCATCCTATGCCCTCTAATACTTCTGCGTTACCATAACGTTCTTCGCCTAATTCAAAGTAAACATCTTCGTTTAATTCAAATCCCATTTTGATTTTTACCCACCCTCTTAAAATAATAGGGTCGTAGCAATGGAATTTTTCAATGCTTACTTTTAAGTCTTTGTCTATTTCTTTTGTAAAGATTACCCTATCAATTTCAACAATTATTAATGGTCTGTTTAATTTAATAGCTTCTTCAATAGCTTCTACAATGCTTAAAAATTCTAATTTTTGTTGATTGTCTTTTTCGTCTTTGTAAAATAGTTGGATGTTCATTGTTTTAGTTTTTTGGTTATTTAATAATGTAAAGATAAAACCTTTTTTGATATTATTATACTTTTTGCAAAGTTTTTTACTTTTTCATGAAATTATTATGAATTTCTTTTTGCAAATCCTTTGGTAATTGAGTTCCAAAGTCTGCTTCATGGTGGCATTTTCTGCACATTGCCATTAAATTTTCTATGTAATCTTTAGTTTTAGAACCGCCCATGCCTTTGGGTAAAATATGTTGAATATCAACCGCCTTAGCACCACACACCTCACATGGTATAAAGTCGCAAATATCATAGCCGAAATAATCAAGGTAGATTTTTGTGTACTTTTTCATATTAAATCAAAAGTTTCATTATCTTTTAGCTTCATGTAAAAATCAATAGTTCTTTTGCATTCGTGAAACCCACAACCAAATAAAGCCAAATAACATTTACCCCTTAATAATTCAATGCTTTCTAATTGCTCTTTTACGTGGTCATTTACTCTATACTTGCCGCTTTTAGTTAAAATTTCGTTTGCATCTTTTTTTAATTCCATAACTAAGCCATGATAAACGCCTTTAGGCTCTAATATAATCAAATCTAATTGCTTATGCTTTGAACGCTGTGCTTTCATTTTAACGGCTAAACCTATTGGAACTCGAACTCCAGAACTTTCACTTGTAAAATAAACATTTGGATATTGAACCTTTAAATAGTCGCAAATTGCTTTGTGTATGCTTTCCTCTTTTTTCATATTACTTCAATATTTTTAGTTATTTCAATACCTCGAATAATGTCTTTTAATTGGTAGTTAAGCATATTATCTCCCTCTCTTATGGTTACATCGTTGCCTTTTATATTCATTACTGAATAGATTTTATCCCTACCTTTTATCTTGAATTTTGAGCTTATTTTAATTTGATAATTCATCTATTTTTTTAGCTTCTCTTTGTAATGCAAATAACCTTGCTTTTAATTTATTTACCTTATCTTGATAATGATAACTTGTATATTTAGAAAATTCATCTATTTGCTCCATAGTTTCAAATATTTTAAATATAATATCATCATATCTTGTTTCTTTCCTTTTCGGCTTACCAAAATTTATAATGTGTAAAATTTCACTATCAATATCTTGTTTTCGTTTGTTTAAAATCTCTATTGTTTCCATAGTTACTTTTTTAATCTTAAAATTTGTTTAATTTCAACCATTACTTTTTCTTTCTCAAGTTCTAAATGCTCAATAGATTTGTTAATTGAGTTTAGTTTTTTGTTCTTTTCGGTTAAATCCGAACTTCCAAATAAAAGCTTGTGAGATAAAAGTCCAGCGTTAATAAAAGTTTTATTCCCTTTGTTTACTTGATTTTCAAATGAAGTTGCAGCGAATGAAATTGTACATTGTGCCTTGCAGAAAATACGACCCATCTCTTTTAAAGTAAATAAACCTTGACTTCTTAATCCTCTTTTTACTTGAGTGCCTTTAAATTTTGTAGAGTAGTAAATTAATGAAGTTCTATAAGTTGCTATTTCTTCTTTTGCACTTTCTAAAAATTCTTTCTTGTCTATTTTCAAGTCGTATGCTATTGTATCAATGGCAGTTTCTATTAGTTTTTTGGCTTCTTGTTTCATTGTTATAGTTTTTAGTTAGTAATTGTTTAAAATGGGGTATCTTCTTGATGTTCGTCCGTTAAATCCCTTACACTTGTCCACTTGCCACTTCCAAAAGGGCTTATAACTTTTTCTTTTATTGGCTCAATAGTTTTATCAGTATCTTTGAATGATGTAGTCGCTCCGTTAAATTCAAAGTTAATAGTTTCTAAGTTCCCATTTCTATGTTTAGCTATAATTAATTCACAAATATCGGGGTCATCTTCATTTTTAGAATAGTACTTATCCCTATACAGGAAAGCCACAATGTCCGCATCTTGTTCTATACTTCCGCTCTCTCTTAGGTCGCTTAACATTGGGCGTTTATC